CAACTACAGCAACCGAGTGGGCAGAAGTCAGCTCAAGCTGGTCAGATGTAGGATATTCCGAAGATGGATGGACCTTAGAATACGATAAGTCTTTTGAGGACATCATGGTTGCAGAAGAGATTGATCCTATTAAATCAGTCAAAACTGCACAAGAGATCAGAATTACTGGTACACTCGCACAAGCTAGTTTGTCTAACTTACAAACAGCTTTTGGTGGAGGTACATTAACTGAAGATGATAGCGCTTATTCATCTGGTTATGATACCTTAGTCCCACCAGCTACAACTGGATATGGCGAAAAGTCATTATTGTTAATAACTGAAGGACCTTCAGGAAACATAAGACATTTTCAAATACCTAGAGCAGTTAATGTAGGTGCATTTTCTATGGCTCACCAAAAAGCACCTCAAAAAGTGCTTATTGCTGTTGAGTTCAAGATATTAGTACCAAGTTCTACAGCTCAATCTGTCGGAACAACTGATGGAAAAGAAAATCTATTTAGAATAGTAGAAAATACTAATGGCACAACAGAAGGTGTCGTAAACTAAATTAACTCATAACGATTGGAGGAATAATGAGTAAGCGTTTTAAAGATTTTAGTGCTGCGAAAGAAGGACTAAATACCGAACCTATAGAGGTTAAGGTAGGAGAAGAAAGTTTTACTTTCCCACCCTTTCTGACAGCCGAGACTATACTGACACAGTTAACTTGGCTAGAAGAAGATGGTTCTATCGCGGCACCAAATCTTCCGAAGTGGTTTATAGCAATTATGGGTGAAGATAACTTCACAAAAATTGCTGCAAAGGTAGATCTACCTACACTTCAAGAAATATCACAATATCTAATGACTGAATATGGTATGCAACCAGAAGATCTTAATGCAGTCGTACCTGAAGAGGACGAGGGTGATACCCCAAAATAAGTTACTCGACTGAGGATATAATTAATGATTGGTCATCAGTCGAATCCGACTTTAACAAAATCTATAACATTCTAGAACCTTTGAAATTAGAATGGCGTAAATTTTGGCGATTATTAGGTACAATACCTATAGACCAGTCTTTATTCTTTGGACCACAATATAACGCCATTGTTAATGGTGAAGATCCAAAGGAAGCGTTATCCGATGAACCACCAAAAAACTGGTATAAGGAAGAGTTAGATAAACGCAGAAATAGATCAGGTCGTCAAAGACAGGCAACAAGTATAGATGAAATGATCTCGGATCAGAAAAGAATAGGTAAGGAAGATGCCTCCAGTACAAGCTAAAGTCGGATTTTTAAAACTGATCATAGGTGCAACTCCTGTTGCCGAAGGATTACAAGCTGACCTAGCAAAAAGTGGTAAGGCTATGTCCGAAGCTACAAAAAGAATGCAGGCTGTTCAGTATTCTATGATCACAGGTGCTATGGTCGGTATTGCTGCTGTAACATTTGAGTTAGTAAAAGCTATACAAGCTAGCGCAGCATTCGAGTCAGCTTTCGCAGGTATTAGAAAAACAGTAGAAGCAAGCGATAAAGAATTTTCAGATTTGGCACAAAATATCTTGCGTATGTCAACTGCTATACCTGTTTCTGCTCAAGAATTATCTAGAATTGGTGAACTTGGTGGTCAGTTAGGTATTGCAGTTCAAAACTTACCAGAATTTATTGCCACAGTTTCTACTCTTGCAACAACTACTAACTTAACTGTAGATAATGCAGCTCTTGGTTTAGCTAGACTGGATGCTATTGCACAAACTAATGGTGAGACCTTTTCCAATTTAGCTTCAACAATCGTAGATTTAGGAAACAACTTCGCAGCTACAGAGTCAGAAATTATGACTACAGTTTTGCGTATTGCACAGGCAGCAGCGCAGGTTGGTGCTACTACACAAGATGCACTTGCTTTTGCTACGGCACTTCAGGCAATTGGTGTTCCAGCTCAGGCTGGTGGTACTGCTGTAGCTCGTGTATTTCAAAGTATTCAATCAGCAATAATCCAAGCTGGTGACGAAGCTGATATGTTCTCAAAAGTGGCTGCAAGATCAGGCAAAGTTTCATCAGAAGGATTTGCACAAATGTTTGGTGAAGATCCTGCTATGGCAGCTGCGGCATTTATAGAAGGTCTTGCCGAAATGAACAAATCTGGTGAAGATACCATGACTGTTCTAGAAAAACTGGGACTATCTCAAAGAAGAACAACTCTAGCAATTTTAGGTTTAGCTGAGGCAGGTGATCTTCTACCTAGAGTTTTAGAAACAGGTAGAACAGCATTTGAAGAAAATACAGCAGCAACAGATGAGGCTATAAAGAGATATACGACTTTAGAGGCACAATTACAAATTACTAAAAACGCTTTTAACGAATTACAAGTTTCTCTAGGAGATCAATTAATGCCAACTGCAAAAGGTTTTAATGATGTGATACAAGAAACAATTTTAGGTTTTAGAGAATTTAATTTATTATTACCAACTTTGATTGGACTAACTACTGGCTTTTCACTAGTTATATTAAGAGCTTTAAATATTTTAATGCCACTCGTAAAAAGAGTTAAACAGTTAGGATTTGCTCTACGACTAGCTCTTACAGGACCAGTAGGTTGGATCGCTGCAATTGTAGGTGCTTTAACTATTTTTGCTGTCAAAATTATGAATGCAAGAGGTGAAGCTGAACAATTACAAAGAACACTTGAAGCCTTTGCGCAAGATGGTGAAGTCACAAAAAATACTATAAAAGCTCTTACTGAAGTTACAAATGAATATGCCAAGGCACTAAATAGATTACAAGAGGAAGATAGAAGAGAAGTACGAGGAAATATTATTGAGGGACTCGCAGGAACACCTGGTGAAAGAGTAGCATATTTAAATGATTTAGATGCAACTATTGAAAAAAATAAAGAGCTCATAGATGTTGCTGATGATCTTCTTACACAAGGTATGGGTGTAGATCTTAGAAATGCTGTAAGAAATGGAACAATCAAGACTTTTGAAGAGTTCCAAGAATTTGCTGAGAAATATTCAGGTTATTTATCTACTATAAATTCACAAACAGAAGAACAAATGGAATTGTTGTTTAAGGCTTTCCAGTCAAGTGATTATAGAAAATATTTGAATGATGCTGAAAATGGTTTAAAAGAACAAAATAGATTATTAGAAATAGAGTTAAAGATAGCTAAAGAAATTGCCGCAGCAACTACTGCATATGAAAAAGAAAGAGATCAGAAGATCAGAAATGATGCTATGGAAGCTCTTGGTATCAAGAGATTAGCTGATTTTGGATCTGGTCTCAGAGAAATGCAAGAATCTCAGATCAAAGCATATATAGAAAAAAATAAACAGCTTACTGAAACAGAAAAAGCACTTCAGGCAGAAAAAGAAGCAATACTACAACTAGATACTGTCTATTCAACTGTTACAGATAATATGAAAAAATCTACAGATTCTTTTGTTCAAAGTTTCGAATCACTGCCAGATGTAACACTTATGACAGCAGAGGAAATGGCAAAAAACTTTGCAGAAAGATTAGCTCTCGCAGAAATTTTTAAGTCACAAATGAAGCAATTAGAAACTTTGGAGCTAGATGATCTAGGTTTGCTTGCTTCTACTCTGGGACCAGAGTTTGCACCACAGTTACAAGAATTACTTAGTAATCCAGAAATAGCGAGAGCTATTGAAGCTGGTTTAGAAGGACAAAGAATTACGGCTAGTGAAAAATTAAAAGAAAATACTGAAAAAGTTAGAGCTACTTATGGTGATGAGTTTGAAAATTTAGGTAAAGATATTGGTGGTAACTTAATGATCGGTGCAGTTCTTGGTTTAGAGGGTGAAGAACAAATATACTATGAAGCTATTGATCGTATAATATCTGAGGGTATAGTGGTCGCAAACGATGCTGCTGGGAACAGATCACCATCTCGTAAAACAGCAAGAATATCTAAATTCATGATGTTAGGTTTTGTAAAAGGTATTAAAGATAACTACCCAGCATTAGAAACAGAATTTAAAGATACAATGATTGATCTTGTAAATATAGCTGAACAAAGTGTTAATGATGCTATGAGCAGAGTCCAAACTGTTTTTGGTAGTCAATTTAGCTTATTTGGATCTCAAAAAAGTTTATTAAGCGAAGAGAAAAAGTATAACGATCTTCTTATAGAAAGAGATAAGCTACTTCAAGGTAATAGTGCTAGACAGGTACTAGCTATTAGAGAAGCACAAGACAAAGTAGATTTTCTTAGAATTGCTTACGCTGAGGGAACAATTAGTGCTGAGGAATTAGCTGTTGCTGAAGAGGAACTAGCTGAGGCGCAGAATGCTAGACAAACACAACTTAATAATGTAAATAGACAAATAGAAGATTCACAAATATCTCAAGCTGAAAGTATGATGAGTTTGGCCAATCAGGCTTTCCAAATACTACAGCTTGGACCAGAGGGTATAAACCAATTTAAGAAAATTGCTGAAGTTTTAGGTATCGATAGTGGTTTGATTGAAACTGTTACTGGTAAAACAGAAAAGTTGGCTAACACTATAGGAAAAGATTTTGCAGGTGTTATTAATGATTTTGGACAAGATTACTTCAACTTAAATATGAAAATGGAACAAGAAGAAATAACTATTAAAGCTGATGCCTCACAAGCAAACAATGCACTTAGTAATTTTATAAATAATTATGTTGCTGCTCAAAATTATGCAACTGAAAACCCAATTGTTTTAGCAGCTGCAAAAGCAGGAATACCTATGGGTGCTGGTGGCATGCGTATGTATGCTGGTGGTGGTCGTATTCCAATGTTTGCTAATGGTGGAACATTAAGAAGTGGTTTAGGTCTAGTAGGTGAGTACGGACCAGAAATGGTGCGAGCAATACCTGGTGGTGGTGTTGATATAACGCCAATAGGTAATCATGGTAGAAGTACAATTTCCATATCTAATCTAAATGTAAATGTTGTTGGTGTACCATCTGATCCGTCACAAGCAAGAAAAGCCGCAATAGAAATAAGAAAAGCATTACACAGGCTAGATCGTGAAGGATTAGTAGGCACAGGAATTAGAGGTAGGTAATGTTCGCAAAAATAAAAGATAATATAGGTTTGATAGCAACTGCTATTGCTCTTATGGG